TGCTAATATGTTACAGAAATATCCAGAAGTTAGAAAAGAAATAGAGAAATCACAAGGATATAAGTATGAAATGCTAACACCTTTAAAAGTTGGTGAAAAACAAATACCAAAAGGTTTAGAATAATAATAGACATAGTGATTAAAATATAATAAAGGAACTTTATGACAATATCTTCAACTACAGTTAGAAACAGTTATAGTGGTGATGGCTCAACTACAACGTTTAGTTATACATTTAAGATATTCCAAGATTCAGATATTCAAGTAATTATACGTTCAGCTAATGGAACTGAAACAACTAAAACAATTACAACTCACTATACAGTAACAGGTGCAGGTAACGCTGGTGGTGGATCAGTTATATTTACATCAGGTAATATTCCAACATCTACTGAAACAGTTGTATTAAGACGTAACATACCACAAACACAATCAATAGATTATATCGCTAACGATCCATTCCCTGCTGAATCTCATGAAGAAGGTTTAGACAGAGCAACAATGGCAATTCAACAATTGCAAGAAGAAGTAACAAGATCTTTAAAATTATCTAAAACAAATACAATGACATCTACTGAATTTACAGTAGGTGCGTCTGCTCGTGCTAATAAAATTCTAGCATTTGATACTAATGGTGAATTATCAGTTACGCAAGAACTTGGAACTAACAGAGGTTCATGGAGTTCTGGTGTTACATACAATGCCAGAGATATTGTAAAAGATTCATCTAACAATAACGTATATCTTTGTAACACAACTCACACATCTACAGGTACAACTCCAATTAGTTCTAATGCTGATGTAGCTAAATGGGATTTAATTGTTGATGCACAATCTGCAACTAACAGTGCAAATGCAGCTTCTAACCATGCTTCTAACTCATCTAATTTTGCTAACAACTCATCTAACTCAGCCAATACATCTGCTAATCATTCTGCAAATAGTTCTAATTTTGCAAACAATGCTTCAAATTCAGCTAATACAGCATCAACTTATTTAGCTGATGTAAGTGCTAATGCTAATGCTGCCGCAAATTCTGCAGCAAATAGTTCTAACTTCGCAAATAATTCTAGTAACAGTGCAAACTCAGCATCAAATCATTCTAGTAACTCAAGTAATTTTGCAAACAATTCTAGCAATAGTGCTAACACATCAGCAAACCACGCATCAAATTCTAGCAACTTTGCTAATAACAGTTCTAATAGTGCAAATGCTTCTAGTAATCATTCTGCCAATTCATCTAACTTTGCAAACAACAGTTTAAACTCTGCCAACGCATCTTCAAATCATGCAAGCAATTCTTCTAACTTTGCTAACAATAGTTCAAACTTTGCAAATACATCTGAAGTATATTCATTAACATCTGGAAATCATGCAGCTAACTCTAGCAATTTTTCTAACAATTCTAGTAACTTTGCTAACACTGCTAGTAATGCAGCTAACGCTGCAAACAGTGCAAGAGATGCAGCTCTAGCAGCAGCTGATAATTTTGATGATGTTTATTTAGGATCTAAAACTGAAGATCCAACATTAGATAATGATGGTGATGCTTTAACTGCAGGAGATTTATATTACAATTCAGTAGGTACTGTTTTAAAATATTACACAGGTTCTGCTTGGGTATCTATTACTTCAGGTGGTATTACAGATTTAGTACAAGATACAACTCCACAACTTGGTGGTATGTTAGATGTCAATGGACAATCTATTGGTGATGGTACATTAGAATTAGTTAAATTTGCAGAAACAGCTAGTGCGGTTAATGAAATAACTGTAACAAATTCTGCTACAGGTACTGCACCAGAAATAGCAGCTACTGGAGATGATACAAATATTGATCTTAAACTTACTCCAAAAGGTACTGGTAAATTAAATTTAGATGGAATTAAATTCCCTAATGCTGATGGTTCTTCTGGACAAGCATTAACAACTGATGGTTCAGGTAATTTATCTTTTAGTACAATTTCTGCAGATGGAACTGCTGATTGGGACACATCTGTTAAAACAACAGGATTTACAGCAACTGCTAATAAAGGATATTTTTGCAACACTACATCAGCTGCATTTACAGTAACTTTACCTGCAACTCCAAGTGCTGGAGATGAAATTATAATTTTAGATTACGCAGGAACTTTTGATACAAATAAATTAACAATTAATCCTAATGGTAATAAAATAGAAGGTTCAACAGATAGTGTAATTTTAAGTGGTGAAAGAGAAGGTGCAAGATTAGTTTATATAGATTCAACACAAGGTTGGTTAGCTTATTCAGGAATTCAAGAAGGAACAGATCTTTTTTCACCAACAACTTATTCAACAGATTTTTTAGTAGTAGCTGGTGGTGCTTCAGGAGGAACAAATGGTGGCGGTGGTGGTGCTGGAGGTTATAGAAATTCATACTCAACTGAAACATCTGGTGGTGGAGGAAGTAGTGAAGCAAGTTTAACATTTACCATAGGAACAGTTTATACAGTAACAGTTGGTGCTGGTGGTACTGGTGGTTTATATCCTACTGCTGGAAACAATGGTTCTAACTCATCAATTTCAGGAACAGGAATTTCAACAATAACTTCTACTGGTGGAGGTAGAGGTGGTTCTGGTGGAACACCAAGTGCTGTTGGTCAAAATGGAGGTTCTGGTGGAGGTGGTGGTTTTAGTGGTGCTGCTGGAGGAAATGGTACTGCTAATCAAGGTTTTAATGGTGCTAGTGATACTAGTGGTGGATTAAATTATGGTGGAGGAGGTGGTGCAGGAGAAGCAGGTAACACAGATGGAAATGGAGAAGGTGGTGATGGTTTAGCTTCATCAATAACTGGTTCTTCAGTTACAAGAGGTGGTGGCGGTGGAGGAGGAGTAAATGGAGCTGGAACTACTGGTGGTGGTGCTGGTGGTGGAGGAGCAGGTGGAGCAATAGAAACAACAGCAGGAAGTGGAACAGCAAATACTGGAGGTGGTGGAGGTGGTGGTTCTGGAGGATTAGGAACATCAGGAAATGGTGGTTCAGGTGTTGTTATACTTCGTATGCCAACATCATTTTATTCAGGAACTACAACAGGTTCTCCAACAGTTTCTACATCTGGATCAGATACAATATTAGTTTATAACGCATCAGGAAGTTACACGGGATAATTATGGCACACTTTGCAAAATTAGGAACAGGAAATATAGTTGAACAAGTAATTGTAGTATCTAATGATATTGCTACGACTGAACAAGCTGGAGTAGATTTTATTAACAAACTTTATAATACAAGAGATGTTTGGAAACAAACTTCATACAATAATAACATTAGAAAAAATTACGCAGGGGTAGGTTATCATTATGACCAGACAAGAGATGCTTTTATTCCACCTAAACCTTTTAACTCTTGGATATTAAATGAAGATACTTGTCTTTGGGAATCTCCAATACCTTATCCACAGGATAACAATCAATATAAGTGGAACGAACAAAATCAATCTTGGGATTTAATAGAAATATAGTATACTAAAAAACGAAAAGGAAGGATAATGTCAGAAGTAATAAAACTTCATGAGCCTAAATTTGAAAATTCATCTTGGAGTTTTGAATTAGATAATATTAATCTTTACGCATTTTGGAAAAACGCATTTTCAAAAGAAGAATGCCAAACAATAATAAACATAGCAAAAGACAAAGGTTTAATTAAAGGAAAAACTAAAGGAGAATCTGATGTAAGAGATTCTAAAATATCTTGGTTATATCCTATTGATAAAATGGATTGGGTATTTCGTAGAGTAACTGACATTACATTAAACCTTAATGAAAGATTTTTTAAATTTGATTTATTTGGTTTAAATGAAGGATTCCAATTTACTAACTATGAAGCACCATCTGGCAAATATGGTAAACACGTTGATAGAGGAATGAATATACCAGTTAGAAAATTATCTATATCTATTCAACTTACAAATCCTGAAGAATATGAAGGTGGAGAACTTAAATTATATGATGGTGAAGAAGAAACTGTTATGGACAAAACACAAGGAACATTAATTATATTTCCATCCTATGTATTACATGAAGTTATGCCAGTAACTAAAGGTGAACGTAATTCATTAGTAACTTGGGTTACAGGTAAGCAATTTAAATAAAAAATGAATATACTAATAGCCATTCCATGCTATGGTGGCAACATCAGTAATCTAACATTTCATTCATTATTTAATTGCATCAAACCTTTAAATGATATGGGACACAATCTTAGAATAGAAACACTACCAAATGAATCTTTAATCAATCGTGCTAGAAATAAGTTTGTAACCAAGTTCTTAGATAACAAAGAATTTAATGGTACTCATCTATTATTCATTGATGCTGACATTGGCTTCACATTACAAAACTTGTTAAGAGTTATAGAATTTAATAAAGAAGTTGTTACATGCACCTATCCTGTAAAAGGTTTCTATTGGCAGCAATTACTAGATCGTATCAAAGAAAATAATAATATAGATGAACAAACAATGCGTGATTATCTTTTGCAGTTTAATGTTAATCTATATCCTAACACAGAATTTAAACAGGGATTCGCAAGAGTAAAAGAAAGTGCCACAGGTTTTATGATGATTAAACGTGAAGTCTTTACTGCAATCATGGATAAGAATCCTCAGCTTAAATACAAACCAGATCTAAGAACAGGAATAGAAAATTCTCAGAATGCGTTTGATTTTTTTCCTGTCGGAATTTATAGAGAGAAAGATGGTGTAAATAGATTCTTATCTGAAGACTATTATTTTTGTAGATTATGGGAAGAATGCGGTGGCGAAATCTGGACAGATTTGAGTACACCTATAACTCACCTTGGCTCAACAGAATACCACGGAAGTTTTATTAGCCAATTAAATAAGAAATAAATTACAATTATAAATGCCATATAAAAATAAAGAAGATCGTAAACCAAGTAGTAAAAAATATTATTTAAATAATAGAGAAAAAATAAAAGAAAGATGTAGAATATTTTATTTAGAAAATAAAAATAGAATAAACCAATTAAGTAAATTATATCGTCTAAATAATAAAGAAAAATTAAAAGAAAAAAACAAATTATATTATTTAAAAAATAAAGAAAAGTTTAACGAATTAAATAGATTACATTATATAAATAACAAAGATGAAATAAAAAAATATCGTTTAAAAAATAAAGATAAGACAAAAAAATATAACGCAGAATATCGTGTAAATAATAAAGATAAGATAAAAGAATATCGTTTAAAAAACAAAGAATATAGAAAACAATATCTTTTAAATAATCGTCATTTAGTAAAAGCACTTGATGCTAAAAGAAGAGCAACTAAATTAAGAGCTACTCCTAAATTTGCTAATCTTGAAAAGATAAAAGAGATCTATAAGAACTGTCCCAAAGGTTATCATGTAGATCACATAATTCCTTTGAACAGTAAATTAGTATGTGGATTACATGTAGAATGGAACTTGCAATACTTAACACCATCTGCTAATCTTTCTAAATCAAACAAGTTAATAATATGATTACACTTATTATTGGTTTACTAGCTGGAGGTTTCATTGGTTATGCTTATAAAGATGAAATCAGTAAAGCTATTGAATCTATCAAAGCCATATTGAAAATATAATAATTTAACCTATATAACCTTCATTAACCAATGGAGAATACTATGTTAAACTATACTGACATCAAGTCATACTGGAATAAATTCTTTAATGATTACGCAGCAGACGTTAAGTCTTTCTGGAATAATTATTTAGAAGCAGTAGAAAAGATATACAAAAATAAATAAATAATAGTTATAAAACAATAAGTTATAAAAAATAATTTTATTTACTTATTAATCAATTAACCTTATCTCGCCACTGCCAAACCAACTATAGGAGTTAGCTATGGCAAAGAAACAAAAATCAGCTTCTGACATCATCTATGAGATTAAAGATCTCCTTGATGACTTGGAATTGAAACTGAACCCAGAAGATAATTGGGATGAAGAAGAAGATCTAGATGAGGATGAGCTAGATCTTGAAGACGAAGACTCTGACGAAGAGTAGATAATACCTGTGTGGATAGTGAATACCTGGCTATCCACATACATCTTATAATTGACTTTATTATCCACAGCTACTATTAGTGGTGGTTGTATGAGAAAGAAACACAAGACTATATCTGCTACAGCTATAAGATTATCTTCTTATGAGAAGTATTCAAAAGAAAGAATGGATACAATCATTAAAAGATTAGATGATCTCACAGTTGAAGTTAAAGATTTAAGAACTGATGTGAGCATGGGTAAAGGTGTCATAGCATTTCTAGTAGTCATTGGTAGCATAGCAGGTTCAGTAATAGGTTTCTTTCAATTCAAAAACTAAAACAACACAGGGTTTACATTGTTAAAAGCAGACAAAGGATTAGTATCCGAAGCATTAGCTCAAGCATATTTCGCTAAAGATCCAAACTTAATTGTATTCACAGCACTGGGTGGCGTTGGTCCAATAGATATTATTACATTTAACACTAAGACAAAAGAGTATTGCAACTATGACGTTAAGACTGTGTCATATAGAAAATCAAATACCAAGTATGGTCATAAAAGTAATGATCGTATAAATAGATCGCCATCTAAAATACAAAAAGGTTTAAATGTTAAGATTGTTTATGTATATGAAGATGGTAAGATATTAATCAAATGAATTACGAAGACGTTAAAAACAGAATTAAAAAGCACGAAGGTTTCGTAGCTAAGGTTTACCTTGACTCATTAGGTAAAGCTACCATTGGCTATGGTCATTTACTTACAGAAGACGATGACTTTGTTGAAGGTGTTATCTATGACAAAGATATATTAGAAGAATTATTTGATAAAGATTTTAATAAGGCTAAGCAAGGTATGGAAGAGTTAGTTGGCACACATGATTTACCTATGCTTGTTAAAGGTGTTATCATTGAAATGGTATTTCAATTAGGAAAGACTGGTGTTTCTAAGTTCAAGAATATGTTTGCAGCATTAAACGAATATGATTATACACGAGCTGCTGCAGAAATGATGAACTCAGCATGGTATAGACAAACACCAAGCAGATGCGAAGAGTTGTCTAACTTAGTTAGGAAGTGTACAATATAAATGTTACCAATGTTAAGTGCAGTTGCTCCACTTGCTAAGATACTATTCAATACAATAGAAAAATCTATTCCAGATAAAGATTTACAAGAAAAATTAAAAGCACAACTTAATCAACAGTTGTTACAATCAAGCACAGAAGAATTAAAAGCAGCAGCATCTATCGTAGAAGCTGAAGCAAAAGCAGGATGGTTCACTGCATCATGGCGACCACTATTAATGTATGTTCTTATATTTATTTTAATATGGAACTATATACTTGGTCCAATAGTTAAGTTCTTTTTTGCTGCGGCAATTACAATAGATTTACCAGGCGATGTC